GAGGGACGGCAAAACCGCCAAGTAAGCAGAAACTTAAATAAACTTTCGAAACGACAGAGGATACGACATGGACTCTCTGGAAGAGCAGTTGTTGAAGTCAAATTAAGGAGGAGCAAAATGAAAGAAGAATTATTTAAAATGGCACAGGAGTGCCTTTCCGAGGAAGAAGTAAAGGAAATCCTCAGAAATAAATTCAAGGAATCAAATAGAATCGGCAATAGAAAAAACGTTTAGATGGGGAAAAGTAGAAAGTGCACTGAAGAAAAAAATAGAAGAAGTCATGGTGCCGTACATAGAGAAGTATGATTTTTCGGAATACCTTCCAAAGTTGGATACGGTGCTTACTGAAATTGTAAATTCTGATGCTTGCATTGAGAATAAAAAGATTCTGGAGAATTTTAAGGATTTATCAATCAAGCAGGAAGAAAAAGAGATTAAAGTCACGGATCTGTTTGAAGCATGGATTAAAATGTGCGAGAAGAAGATCAGTACAACTGGCCTGGAAGTGGAGTTTGACGATGGACCATACTACGAATCGGTCGGATGCGAGATGCGAATAGAAGAGAGTGAAAGACCTGTTTGGAGTTCTGTGCATAGGGCGGTGATTGTTTTCGAAAACGATCATGATGAAGAATTAAACATCGAGATTCCGATATCAAAATGGGATTTTGAAAAAGAGCATACACTTGATAATTTAGGATGTGTGAATATCCAGTCTCTTCGATATCTCGGGGAATTTGACATGTTGTTAATGAGATTGCAAAGAGCGGGAACGAAAATCATCATAAACGAAATGGAAGCAGATGGAGAAATATGTCCAGAGGAAGAGCCGGAAGTAAGTTTCAGTTAGGAGGCAAACATGAACAGAAAAAGATACGGCTTTAGAGTCTACAGGAAACAGCCTACCGGATTGAGACACGGAAATATGGATTTGTTTACGCGCGGCAGTACAAAGCGGAAGAGAAAGAACAGGGTGAGAGGGAAATGAGTAGACAAGCACACTTTCTGGATCCCTACAAGTTCCAGATCGAAGAGATGGTAAATCTCGGATGCACGGATGAGCATATCTGCAGAGTACTTGAGGATATTACTGGAAAAGAAGTGAAAAAGAGGGTAATAGCAAACAAGAGGATGTGGTTAAGAAAAATGGAAAATAAAAGAAAACAATACGAACCGTACAAGGGAGAAATTAAGTGCATGATCGAATACGGACTTACGATCCAGAACATCTATGCAGCAATAAGCGAAGAGAGCGGAATCGATGCGAGTATTGAAACGTTTAAAAACTTTTTAAAAGACAATGATATGCTGCCTGAGTCAAAGAAACAGGAAACTTCGGTTAAGGATATCTTTGGAACAATCGCAAATTACATGGAGTTTCACGAGGGCTGGGTGCGGACAAGTTGCCGACTCAACAGGGCGGTATCGAATCCAAACCGGATATTAATGCGGAGGTATTTACAGTAGGCTATGAAAAAAAGAAAGAAGAATCCGAAGAAAAATGAAGTACATATCTGTTCTTCCTGCGGACGGGAAATTATCGGAGATTTTGAGTATGTAAAGACAAAGAGAGGGACGGAATTGTATTTCTGCAAAGATATGAGGTGTAGGAGGAATGACTAATGGCGAAAACAGAAGAAACATGGATGGATGGGATTACAACGGAAATGATGGAGCATATCTGCGACAACCTGTGTAAATATCCAGATCAGTTAAACGGAGAGAAGTTGGAAGATAAATGCGCAGAGTGCAAGATGGGACGGTTTGTGTGCGATATTTTGAACCAGTATAACAAGGTGAATGATTTTGTGGACAGCCAGTGCCTGAATTGCGGCCAGAGATTAGATTGTAGTGAGTAATATAGCATGGAAGAATTAAAGAAATGTCCGTTTTGTGGTGGAGAAGCAATGCTGAAAATCCATTATGGATTTGACGAAAAAGTTATATCAGCTTTCGTGTACTGCGAAGAATGCGGAGTCGCAACGCGAAGATGTGCTTTAGAAACAACTGCTATAGGGAAATGGAACAGGAGGGTGGAAGAATGATTAAAGTAAAAGCGGAGGCAAATTATGGTTTTGCTGGAACAAATATGACATTTGAAGAAGAGTTTGGTGATGATGTAACTGATGAGGAAATCGAAGAAGCTATGAGAGATATGGTTATGGAACAGGTTAATTGGTCATGGGAGAAAGAGTAATTATGAACAGAGAAATACTTTTTAAAGCAAAGAGAAAAGACAATGGTGAATGGGTGGAAGGGTATGTTGTTGCATATCCTTCTGGAAAAGTGGAAATACACAAAATTAGCAAAGAATTACCAGATATATTACTAAAATGCGAGATTGCTCCAAGTACTTTATGCCAGTACACCGGACTTACCGACAAAAACGATAAGAAGATCTGGGAGAATGATATTCTCAGATATAGTTATGACTATGATGGAAGTCCGTTTTTAAAAGATGGCGAAGAGATAAAATATCGTGTAGGTGCTGTGTTTTGGAGCGAATGGAGGGGATCATGGCAGTATGTGGACGAGGAAATAAAATGCACCAATAACGATGTTTTTAAATATAATCGGAATCCAAATAGAACGGAAGTTATCGGAAACATTTTTGACAATCCAGAGCTGTTGGAGGTGGAGTGATGAAAATTCCAGATTGTGATTTTGTAGAGTCTACAGAATATGGGAATTATTGTTGTTTGGAACACTGTTCTTGTACCGAGGAAGAATGCGAAGTTCTTGGATATGGACTCGGGAAAGAGGATTTAGAAATAGCAGCTGAAGAGATGATGTTATTGAAATCGAGCATGATAGGTAGGTGAAAGAATGAACGTATTAGAGAAGATTTTGGAAGAGATAGAGAATGAATCACAATTAGCGCATGAAGAAATGCGAAGATGTGTAAGAGGAAATCCTTTGCAATTTGATGAAGTAAAAGGATATGCAAGAGCAATGGAATGTGTAGTTGACACCATACGTTCTCACATGGATGATATTCCAAATTGCGGAGATTGCAGCCGAAGAAAATGGTATCAAAAAGGATACGAGGACGGAAAGAAAGACAATGACTGGATTCCGGTAAGTGAGAAATTGCCGGAAGTCTGGAAAATGGTAAAAGTTACCGTACACTCATCCGAATGGATTGCGGACTACGATTCGGCCTGGGTTCCAGAAGAAGAACAGACATACCATCCGGAAGAATACAGTGTGTATGATGGATATCTGAGCAGAACAGGAGAATGGAGATTCTATGATGAGCAATATTCGGAAAACACCTGTGCAAAAGAATTTGGAACAGATAAGGGAACGGTGTACGATGTCGTGACAGCGTGGATGCCGAAAGAACAGATAAAACCATACAAGGAGAAATAACATGGACATTTTAATCACAATCGCATTCTTAACCCTTTACTACATATTGGGGCTTGGAGCGGTCATAGCATTTAAGGAGACAGGATTGGAAGAAGTTGAGTTGGAAAAGGCAGATTATTTAGCTGCGGCAATGTTCCCGCTTATACTGCTTGCAATATTTACGGGCTGGGTAGTAGAGAGAAAATTGAGGTGATGCAGGAATGACAAGAGAGACTATGAAGCGCAGAAAGGAGACGGCAGGAGTTATCCGGAAGATAGATGCGCATAATATGGCAACGAGGAAGCCTGTGAGACGGCTTTAAAGCAAAAGGGGCATAAAGCCTTTGCCTGCGACTTTAAAGGCGGCGAGAGGGCGAATAAGGACGCTGTGGAGTACATAGCAGAGAAATACAACATAAAAGAGCGGATTCCGGGAGGTGATTGAGTTGGACAAGAAAACACTGAAAAAGTATAAGCCAAACAAAGATAGACTTATCCGGATTGAGAACCAGATACAAGAACTCTGCGAACGGGAACCAACTGTTGTTATGGGGAAAGTAACAGGATCCAGTGCAAATTTCCCGTACACCGAAGTGAGAACATCCGTACAAATGTATGATCCTTACGAAGAAGAGAATGTAAGACGGCAGATCAGAAGGAAAGAAGCGGATAAGGTTACTGATTCTGAAGGAGCAGAAAGAAGTTGAAGACATACATAAACGGGATTGATGATCCGGAGATTAAAGAGATATTTGAGTTGGCATTTGTGGAAGGTAAGAAGCAGCAAGAGGTTGCAGACATCATTGGATATAGCAGAGGAAGAATTTCACAAATAATTAGCGAATATCTGAAAGATTAACACAATTAACATTTTGCTTATGATATAATTATTCTAGAACGATTATATATTGTTCTAAAACAATCTTTCCAAACATTCGGAACACCGCCGGACTTTCCCCTTTTCTTGTCTGGCGGTGTTTTTATGCGGAGTATAGCATCAGTGGTAGACGCGCAGGGTCGCGCCTGTGTCCTTGGTTCGATTCCAAGTGCTCCGCTTTGTGATGTGAGTATACAGGCTGCACAGCTGAGGTCTGTTCTGGGGAGTGCACACCGGCTTTACATCACAAATGGTACCAAAACGCAGATATCCGCAGATCTGCAAAACAAACAAAAATAGATTCAGCAATCTATATTTAGTGTCAGTACCCGAGTGCGGATAGGGTAAAGGATGTCGATAAAGGGCATCCTACGGGTGTATAGCTCAGTTGGTAGAGCAATCGGCTGTTAACCGATGTGTCGCAGGTTCGAGTCCTGCTATACCCGTTGTGGACTACTGCAAGGTTCCTCCTTTTTCTTATAAATTTTGATTGTGTATTTGGTTATTTTGGTTTTTGTTGGCATTTGCAATCCTTTCGAGCAGTAGTCCTAAATTCTTGGCATCCAGAGATGGGTGCTTTTTGTTTGGAGGGGAAAATGAAATATACAAACCTAAGAAATTATGAAAATCTACAAAAAGCAATAATGGAAGGGAGCGGAGATTATGATATTCCAGTAATTTTCCCGCAAGAATTTCATGGAGATTGTCAGTTCATCCCTTTTAATGCTGCTAAAACTATCAAAAACAGAAAAGGAAAAGCAGTTCATTTTTTTGTGGATGACTATCAATTCGTAAGATTGTGGTCAAATATCGATGCGTATATTCCGATGCTTCAAGAGTTTGAGTATGTGCTTGCACCGGATTTTAGTTTGTATTCAGATTATCCGAAAGCAATCCAGATCTACAACCATTACCGAAAACACTGGTGTGGCGCTTACATGCAAATGACGGGTATTAAAGTAATCCCTACAATCGCATGGAGTGATAAAGAGTCGTTTAACTGGTGCTTTGACGGAGAGCCAGAAGGTGGAACAGTAGCTGTATCAAGTGTTGGATGCATGAAGAATAAAGATAGCAAGAAGTTATTTATTGACGGATACAAAGAAATGGTTACAAGGCTTCAGCCAGAGACCATTATTTTTTATGGACAAATACCGGATGTGTGTATGGGGAATATTGTTAGAGTAAAAGCATTTGCAGATAAATTCAATGAGGTGAAATGTAATGGGTGGTAGAGGAAGCTCGAGCGGGCTAAGCAGAAAAGGCGGCGGAATGTCGTTTGATACAAGTAAATTGAGCGGAAGCGAAAAACAAAAAGCGTGGGCGAAGGAAATTGTTGATAGTGCTTTCAGGACTGTTAATAACAATATAAGAATAAACACCACAGGAATACGCGGACAAAATGCGCATTCGAAAGAAATGGCAAATAACTACAAAAAGATAGGACAAGAAATTAAGCAGAAACTTAATACATTTACGAGTGCTTCACAAGTAATAGATATCAGAAGCACAATAAGTTCTAAAAATATCAACGATATGGCGAATAGATGGACTATACAAAACATGAACAAGAAGAATAAAAAATAATGAAAGAGGTGAGTCGGATGGCGAAAGGTAAATATCAGGAATGGCTAGAGCCGAAGGTTGCTAAAGATAGAGGGATGGGCGAGAGACGGACTGACAGATGAGCAGATTGCGCAGAATATGGGAATAACCGCGAAAACACTGTACGAATGGAAAAAGAAGTATAGTGAGATTTGTGAGTCCCTAAAAAGAAACAAGGATGTTGCGGATAGGCAGGTGGAGAACGCACTGTTCGAAAATGCGATAAATGGCAATATTACAGCAGATCTTTTGGCTGAAGAACCGGAAACCAGACAAGTGGAGAGATAAGCAGGAATACGAGGACAGAACAGCAATTGAAAAGCTTGATGAAATCTTGAAAGGATTGCATGACAATGCAGCTAAGCAAAAAACAGAATGAATACATCATAAACGCAACTCATAGATGGAATATCAAGTCCGGAGCGGTTCGTTCTGGAAAGTCTTTTGTAGATACTGCTTATATCGTCCCGAAAAGAATCCGAGAGAGAGATGGACTCCCTGGCTTAAATGTAATCATGGGTGTCTCCAAAGAATCCATAGAGCGAAACGTACTCCAACCGATGAGGGAAATCTATACCAGTGATCTAATCGGGAACATTAACAACCGGAATGTGGCAAGAGTATGCGGAGAGGATGTCTATTGTCTCGGAGCGGAAAAGGTCAGCCAAGTCGCAAAGATACAGGGAGCATCCATTAAGTACTGCTACGGAGATGAGATAGCAAAATGGAACAAAGAGGTGTTCCAGATGCTGAAATCCCGTCTCGATAAGACGTACTCCTGTTTTGATGGAGCTTGCAACCCAGAACATCCGACACACTGGCTCAAAGAGTTCATCGACAATGTAGAGCTGGACATCTATCTCCAAAAGTACACCATATTTGATAATCCATTTCTGGATCCAGAATTTGTTAAGCAACTCTGCAAGGAATATGAGGTACAATCTATTATGACCGCCTCATCCTTGGCTTGTGGAAACGAGCTGACGGGTCGATCTACAAGCGGTTTGCAGACAATCCGGAAGCGTTCCGGTGCGGAATCGTGGATAATCTCTCACAGGAATCAGAGCATAAGCAATTCCGAAAAGAGGATATCACATCAATCGAGATTGGCTTGGACTTTGGTGGTAATCAATCTGGTCACTCATTCGTTGCCAGAGGATATACGGACGATTACAGAGACGTGATTGCTTTAAAATCCAGAAGAGTCATGGCAAAAGATGAGAAAGAGGATATCGACAGCAACCGACTGAATGAGCTGTTCTGTGAGTTTGTACAAGAAGTGATAGATGATTACTCTGTGTGCGTGAAGAGTGGAGACTATGTACAGTATTGTAACGTAGAGTCCGTATTCTGGGACAATGCAGAAACCGTCCTTGGTAATTCTATCCGCAATGCCGTGGAAAAGGAATTTCCGTGGATAGCTGTCAAACCAGCAAAGAAAAGACCTATAAACGACAGAATCAGATGCACCGTCAAGCTCATGGGGGCTGGGCGGTTTTTTATTACAAAAGACTGCGAATCTCTGCAAACTGCTTTTTCGGATGCAGTTTGGGACAAAGAAGCTGTCGGGAAAGATGAGCGTTTGGATGACGGCAGCACTGACATTGACAGCTTGGATGCGTTCGAATACACAATCGAACGTGACATGAAATACCTAATCGAAGAGGTGGAAGATGTTTGATGGAATTAAGAAACTATGGAAAGGAATCATGAGGATGTTTGGGTACACGACATTAAAACGGATCATCGGCAAAGATATCGCACTATCCAACGACATGATAGATGCAATCAACAGATGGAGACAGATGTTAAATGGTGATGCAGATTGGATTTCTGACAGCATTGTTTCCCTCGGGATTGAAGATGGAATCTGCCGAGAGTTTGCGGACTGTGCGCTGGTGGAAATGGAAACCAGCGTAAGTAACGAACGGTTAGACAAAATTTACCAGAAGAATATCGCAAGCCTAAATGAGAACCTACAGGAAGGACTTGCACTGGGGTCGTTTGTCCTGAAGCCACTGGGAGAATCGGCTGCTGAATTTGTTTCTGCCGACAAGATCATCCCGATCAGCTTTGGGGATGATGGAAAGCCAAATGATATTGCATTTCTGACCGTAAAAAAGGTTGGGGACGCTGATTATTTCACAAGGCTTGAACGGCACTATTTCATTGACGGGAATCTGACTATAGAAAACAAGTGTTTCCACTCTCAGACAGCGAATGATATCGGTCTTCCATGCAGCCTAGAAGCGGTGGAAGAATGGGAGAATATCCTACCTGGACCGATTACCTATCCCGGCATGAACCGTATGGACTTTGGATATTATCGCAATCCAATTAAAAATAAAATAGATGGTTCTGCCTGCGGAGTGTCGGTGTACGAGTCGGCAGTTGCACTGATCCGGAAAACTGATACACAGGGGGCAAGGCTTGACTGGGAATACGAATCGGGTGAGCGTGCTATCCATGTGGATAATAGAGCACTTAAACAAGATAAGGCAACCGGGAAGTTTGGACTCCCAAAACTCAAAAACAAATTGTATCGAGGAATGAATCTGGACGTTGGAAAAGACCAAGAACTCTTAAAAGAATACTCCCCAGAAATGAGGACGAAGCCTTTAAGCGTGGGTTGGAGGAATACAAACGTGAGATTGAATTTTCCGTAGGTCTTGCTTATGGAGACCTGTCAGATGCGCAGGAAGTAGCAAAGACAGCTACGGAGATCAAGGCATCGAAGAACCGCAAGTACAACCGAGTGACGGCGATCCAGAACAACTTATACGATTGCTTAGAGGACTTTGCCGCAGGGCTTGCATTCTACAACAGTATGCTTAATTCGGGATATGAGTTCTCTTGCAAATTCAACGATTCCATACTGACCGATGAGGAAACAGAGCGTCAGCAGGACAGACAGGACGTGAGTATGGGAGTGATGTCGCATTTGGAATACCGCATGAAGTGGTACAACGAGGACGAAGCCACAGCGAAAAAGATGTTGCCAGAGCAGATCGAAGTAATGGAGTAGGTGAACCAATTGAGGGAAGACTACAAAAAGCAGCTATCCGGACAGATCGAGAAGCATTTTCTTGATTTGGAACAGATGATTCTCGAGGACATTGTTCGCCGGATTAAAAAAGCGGGAAAAATCACAAGCACAGCCGACTGGCAGATTAACCGACTACAGATTATTGGGTACTCTTCTGAGGACATCGAAAAGATGATAAAAACCACGCTGAACCTGTCCTATCCGGAGGTGTTTGAGCTGTATGACAAGGTTATTGATTGGGAATATGTCCGTAATAAAGACATCTACGAGCAGATTAATGCAGAATATATCCCCTATGAGGACAACGAGGAGTTACAACAGCTCACAGAGGGATTTATCCGGCAGAGTAATGATGAGCTTCGAGACATCACAAAGTCCATGGGATTTTATGTGGATTACGGCGGCGGTAGGCTCGTCATGACTCTATTATCCGACATCTACCAAGGATACCTTGATAAGGCTATCACGGGAGTGGTTTACGGTGCATTTGACTACAATACCATGATTCGCAAGGTGGTTACTCAACTCACAAACAGCGGACTCAGAAGCATTGACTACGCTTCTGGGTGGCATAGCAGGGTAGATGTGGCGGCAAGGAGAGCGGTTATGACAGGAGTATCACAGCTTACAGGGAAAATCACAGAAATGAACGCCGAGAAGTTAGGAACAGAACATTTTGAGATTGCGTGGCACGCAGGGGCGAGACCATCACACGCTGTCTGGCAAGGGAAGGTCTGGTCAAAGGAACAACTTGTTACGGTATGTGGTCTTGGAACAGTCACTGGACTGCTTGGAGCGAACTGCTATCACGAATATTACCCGTTTGTGAAAGGCGTCTCGGAGCGGAATTGGTCTGATTCTTGGCTTGCAGAGCAGAACCGAAAGGAAAGTATACCTAAGACGTTTAACGGCAAGGAATACACCTTATACGAAGCCAGACAGCAACAGAGGAAAATGGAAACCGCTATGAGGGCACAGAGAGAAAAGGCTGTGCTACTAAAACAGGGCGGAGCTGATCCAGACGATGTGATGCTTGCGAAAGCAAAGTATCAAGGACAACTGGGAGAATACACCAGATTTTGCAAGAAAATGGGTCTACAACAAGAAAGAGAGCGCATCTATTACGATATGCGCGGCAGAGTGGCACCCGTACCAAAACGATTTAGGAGGTTTAGGAAATGAGTAAAGTAAAAGTAATCAGACAGCCGACAGCGGAAGAAACATTGATTTTTGAATTTGAGACAGCATCATCCGAATTTCTGGTTAAGAATTTTACGATGGTGATATTTACGCATCTCTGGAAAGGGACGCAACAAAAGAACAAAGCGTACTGATTCCGGCACAGACCGCACAGGTATTGCAGTACGGTTCCTACGGTGGTGGAAAGAGCAACATCGTCCAGATCATCCCCACAGCAACAAGCGAAAAAGGAGTAGAAGTGCAATGTTTGAAATGGTAGATGGAACAGGAATCATAGGAGTGGATATGATCTGCCCTCTAGGAGTCTCCGCTCCGCAGCCACCGAATTATGACAGGGTAGAGCTAGAGGGGGCAGGGATGCTGGTACTTCCGAACAGCTTAGATGCGCCGCTTGAGGGGTTGGAGCTTGGTGGTAAGACGGAGCAGGTGCAGACTACTGGAGCGAATCTATTTGACGAAAAGTTACTTTTAGATTTTGATAGCGAAAATTATGATAAAACACAATCAGGAAGCGGATTTTATTATTATAAATTTCCGGTAAACGGTACGGTTACAGCATCTACTAAAATGCAAATAAAAATGGCGAATATCTGACAGTAGGGATAAAACCGGACGGTAGCGATAAAACATGGCTATCGCACGGATCTGCGGCTATTTCCAAATATAAGACATTGACGCCAGAAGATGGAAACATTTACTTAGGAGTCAATAACAGTCTCGAAAGAGTGAAGAGTATGATACAAAACACTGGCGGAATCATCATTAACGAAGGTTCTGCTGCTAAGCCTTACGAACCCTACACAGGCGGTAAACCATCCCCAAGCCCAGAATATCCGCAGGAAATCAAAAACTCCGGAAAGTGGAATGAGGAGAAACAGAAGTATGAAGTGGATGTTAAAATTACGGGGAAGAATTTATTTGATATGAATAAGTTTATTGATACTTGTAATTTTACAAAAAATGAAGATGGTACTTTTAGAATTGACAAATATGTAGAAAGATATGATTGCTTTATTCCTGCAAATACAATACTTAGTATCGAAGTATTAAAAGTAGAAGACTCATCAGGCGCGGCTGCTTTAGAGTTGTTTTACGAAGATGGTAAGAGTATGTATATTGGATTTGGCCAAGTTGGTGTAAAGACATTTCTTATACAAAAAGACGTTGCATATATAAAAGTTTTAGCATATCGAAAACATGAATATAAGTATATCCAACTAGAAAAAGGCAGAACCGCAACCCCTTACGAACCCTACAAAGAGCAAACTCTCACCCTCACATCCGACCGCCTATTACAAAATGGGACAGACTGGTAGAGCAGGGCGGACAGATTGGGTGGTTGTATAATTCTGCAAATGAAACGATTGACGGAAAAACTGGAAAGTGGTCAATTCAACCTGCGAATAAAATATTCTATAGGACAGACATTACTTTCCCAATAGCCGTACCGTTCTGTTCTGAATTGTTAGGATATGACTATTCCAGTGTAGGATACAAAAAAGATACAGGTATTACTATAAATAATTTAGGGATCCTATGTATAACTCTCCCAGAAGAGGTGGAACTTACACTGGATGCATATAAACAGTATTTGGCAGATAATCCATTGCACGTTCTGTATAAGGACGATTCCGAAGAATTCGTCCCACTCCCACAATCCGAGCAGAACGCAATCCGAGCATTAAAAGCCTACTACCTACCACAGTCATCACAGCGGACGGAGGGGAGCTTGACCCAGATATTAAAGCAACATACCGAAAGGAGAAGTAATATGAACTATGCAAAAATAATGGAAAACGGAACTGTGAGAATCAGCTCCATCAAGAAAGAGGCTACAAACCACTCAAGGAAGAGAAACCAGAGGGATTTAGTAATCTGTCTTTGTCGGATATACGGAGACAGATGAGAATGTAATAAAAGAGTATGAAGCAGTGGACGATGGTATGAGCGCCTACGGCAAGCTGCAGAAAGACTTGAAAGCAACACAGGCGGCGCAGGAAGTCACAGATCAGGCGGTTCAGGAGCTGATTTTAGCAACAATGGAAGCGGAGGTGTAAATTATGGCGCAGTTTTTGGCAAACAGAATTAAAGGTGGACACTTGACAATTGATAATGTACCGGAGAGCTTGAAAGAGCAGGTGCAGGCGTTACTTTAAGAGATTAGCACATAGAGATATGTGTTATTTTTATGCCTTTTTGGTCAGTAGATGAGACCTTAAACAGTCAATTCGTGGTGGATGGTTACACACCTTAAACAACCTAATGCGAAAGGAGAATGGAAACATGAAAACAGAATTTTTAAAAGGACTTGGATTGGAGCAGGATGTCATTGATAAAATCATGGCAGAGAACGGGAAAGACATTGCCGCTGAAAAGGCAAAGACTACCAAAGCAGAGGGAGAGCGTGACAATTACAAAGGCCAGCTTGAGACTGCAACGGAATCTTTGGAAAAGTTTAAAGATGTTGACCCAACAGCTATGCAGGGAGAAATTGATAAGCTGAATCAACAGCTGAAAGACAAGGATGCTGAGTATGCCGCCAAAGAAGCAGATCGCATCTTTTCCGACACGATCAAAGAAGCAATCAAGACAGCGGGGGACGCAATGAAAAAGCGGTCATGGCTATGCTTGATATTGACGCTTTGAAAGGATCGAAAAACCAGTCTGAGGACATCAAGAAAGCATTGGAAACCGTAAAGGAATCTGATGCTTATTTATTTGGTTCTAATGAACCATTCATGAACGCAGTCGGAGCAACAGGAGGCGGTGCTGATGTTGGCGGAGATAATATGTCAGCAATCAGAGCGGCCATGGGGCTTCCGGCAGAAAAATAATTTTGAAAGAATGAGGTAATAAGATATGGCGAACACAATTGCATTAAGAAAAGCATACTCTACGATGTTGGACGAAGTTTACAAGCTGGCATCTTTGACAGCGGTTTTGGATGGTCCGAATGAGCTTGTGAGAGAGGGAGCGAATGCGAATGAGATTCTGATTCCGAAAATGTCCATGCAGGGACTTGCGAACTACAACAAACAGACTGGTTATGTTGCAGGTGATGTGACACTGGAATACGAAACCAAGAAATGCAGCTATGATCGTGGTCGAATGTTTACAATCGATGCTATGGACAATATCGAATCTGCAGGCGTAGCATTTGGCAGATTGTCCGGAGAATTTCTGCGTACCAAAGTGGTACCGGAGCTTGATGCGTACCGCCTGGCAGGCTATGCGTCTATTGATGGAGTGACAACTGTAGCTGCGGCTCTCAATGATGGTAAGGCGGCTCTTGCGGCACTCAGAACAGCAAGAAGCAAAATTGAGAACGCAGAAGCGAACCTTGCGACCTGCTATCTGTTTATCAATCCGACAATCTATGGCATGATTGAGGATCTGGATACAACAGCATCTAAGAAAGCTATTGAGGGATTTGCGGGAATCAAGAAGTTCCAGAGGGAAGATTTTACTCCAAAATCGATCTGGCTACTTCTGGTGCCGGCGGATATTCTAAGAACGACAGTGGTAAGGCAGTTAACTTCATGATCGTGGACAAACAGGCAGCAATCCAGTACCAGAAACACACAGTCTCCAAAATCATCACACCTGACCAGAACCAGGATGCAGACGCTTGGAAATTTGGATACCGTACTGTTGGTATCGCAGAATGCTACGATAACAAGAAAGATGGTATCTATGTACACACAGTAATGTAAGGAGTGATTGAATGATTCTGTATGCAGATTATGAATATTACACCACTACATACAAAGGGAGTCTGTCAAAAGAAGAGTTTGGAAAATTCATTATGAAATCATCAGCCTACGTCCGGAGGATTACCTTCGGGCGCGCTGATGACAACATAGAGATGGAAGAAGTAAGGCTTGCCGCCTGCGCTGTCTGCGATTTGATTGCCAATGATGAAAAGGTCAGAAGCAAGCATTCTGGACGTGTGGTCACATCTGAAAACACGGATGGATACTCCGTCAGCTACGAAAGCGGAGGAAATGGAGAAACAACAGACGATCTGCTTAAAAGGAATATATTTGATACATTGTTGCTTTATCTTGAGCCGACCGGACTCTTGTATATGGGGGTAAAATTATGATAACCAACACAGATGCCACGCTTTACAGTAGGAAATATAACTCAGAAACCAGACTGGATGAGTGGGAACGGACCTACATCCCAGAGGTATGGTGGTACAAAAACGAAAAGTCGCAGATCACGACAGATGGATTAAAACAAGCAGACACCTACACGGTCAGAATCCCGGATACGAGCGTGGAAATCAAGAAAGACGATTACCTTGTAAAAGGCGATTGTAAGGTTGACATGCAGACGATTAAGGACTTGGACGGACTGGACAAGACTAGAATTACATCCGCAAACTACAATACTTTTGGCGGCAATCCGCATATTAAGGTGGTGGGAGTGTAATGGCAAAAGGAAAAAAGAAATTCAAAATCCAGACTCCGAGAGGATCTATATATACCCAAGCATCCGGCGGTGGAAAAGTATCAGCAAAAATCGAATGGAATCCAAGCTTTAAGCCAAGTACGGAATCCGGTTTCGCAAATGCACAGGAGTTTGTTGATTCTGAGTGCATCCGGCGCATGAACCCGGAGACTCCAAGACGGACAGGTGTACTGGATGAGTCAGCGACTCTTGGCAGCGTGATCGGCAGTGGCGAGATCAACCAGATTGCGCCTTATGCACGTAGACAGTATTACGAGCATAAGGAAAAATCACGATGGTTTGAGCGCATGAAGAACCGGCACAAGGACTCTATTCTGAAAGGAGCGGCTAAGTATGTCAAATCTCATTGACAGCGTCAGATCATACATTCTCACATGTCCGTTTTTGAGTGATGGACGTGTGAACGTGGACTACATTGGAACGGATATGGGGTACTCTGTTGACCCTCTCCCTTGCGACCCAATCATACAGAGATACATGGATGGTGGAGCAAAGAAGCAGTTCCAGTTTGCGTTTACGAGCCAAGAGGAATACGATCAGGACGCAAGAATCAATATCGAGAACAGCGGATTCTTTCAGAGCTTTGAAGAGTGGTTGGAACAGCAGAGTTTTAATGATAATCTTCCGGAACTCGAAGAAAAGAAAAGCCCAATATCAATTGAAACTTTAAACAGTGGTTACTTGTACGATATCAACGAGGAAAAAGCTAAGTATCGTATTGAGTGCCGCTTAATCTATGCACAGGAGGTATAAGTATGGCAGTAATAGCACCAAAATTAGTCGGCAGACATTTGCGTGTGGCATTCATGAACACGGATGCAACGGGTAGCTCTCCGAAATTTGAAAGAATGACCAATTTTACCGCAATGACAAACGGGAAAAACCCGAAAGAGTATTCCAGACAGTACGTGGATGAAAGCACGGAGAGATCAGATGTAGTTGGATATGCTCCGGCTACAGAATACTCATTCGATATGTACGCAGGTAATCCGGTACATGAGCGCATTGCCGCAATCCATGACGGAGAGAAAGTAGCCGATGATGCGCACGTGGAAGTTGTCACAGTGGATTTTTACAAGAAAAATACGAAAGGCGATAAGTGCTTTGCGACAAAGAGAACTTGCGCAGTTATCCCAGATTCCGACGGAGATGGAACGGACGCATTGGTTTACAGCGGATCACTGAAAGCTGTATCCGACATCGAGGAAGGATATGTTACAGAGACTGATATTACATCTAAGACAGTCACTTACACTAAGGGTGATTACATGGGGGAGTAGCTGCCGCCGATTTTAAGGTGGCAAAAAACACAGGAAAGAATAGGAGAGTGAGCCAATGAGCCAGTGGAAATTTAATAATTTTGAAACAGACATCGATTTTACAGACGCAGATTTTATGGAAAAATTTGAGGGCTGCTACGAAAAAATGGTTGAGGAATCCGAAAAAGTGCCGAAAGTTGGAAAAGTGTCCGAGATTACGAGGGCGCAATGCAAGGTTTTTAATGATTTCTATGACCGATTATTCGGAGACGGAACAAGCGAAAAAATGTTTCTAGGGAAAAACAGCATGGACATGAGAGTTAAGGCCGCCAATTCACTGTTTGATTTACGGAACAGCGAGCAGTCCAGATATAACAGTATGGTAAACAAATATACACCAAACAGGAAAGCTAGGAGAGGGGCGAATAAGAACCGATGAACCTCTTCTATGAATCACTCCCGACATCGGTAATTGTAAATGGAAAGCCTGTGAGAATCAGAACCGATTTTCGAGAGTATATTTCTCTTTTGGACATGTTAAAAGATAAAGATGTCAAGTCTGTGGATAAGCTGTTGATTTTGAGTGAGTATTTCCTTGACGATATCGAAATATCGCAGCCTGCAATTGACGCATTATGCGACTTTATGAGTGCTGATTTTTCAGACGGAGAAGTCAGTCAAACCGGAACAGTGAGGCAAAAGAATCTTTTTTCTTTTTCCATCGATTATCCCTATATATTATCAGCATTTTTGCGCGATACGGAATCGACCTGATTGATATTAAATATCTGCACTGGTGGAAATTTCGAATGCTTTTTGATGGATTATCAGAGGACAATGAGATCAAGAAAAGAATTATGTACAGAGGGATTGATCTGAGCGAAGTTAAAGATCCGGAAGAGAAAAAGAGAATCCAGAAAATTAAAAAACTGATCGAGTTAAAACAGGAAGAATTGACTGATTTTGAAATCGGTGACGCTTTTATGTAGGTGGATCATGAAAAAAGAACCAATATTAGTCCGAGATTGGATTAGATGCCCTGTGTGCGGCTGCAAACTTGCTATTGCAGACAATACAGCCAAAAGCCACGGTATCTACGTAAAATGTCGGACTTGTAAGAAAGAAATAGAAATTAAGAAATAAAGCACTTAAGTGAGCCTATGAGCCTGTGCTATCCAAGAATAGGAGGGATAGTATGGGTTATGATGGCTCATTAAAATTTGACACGGAAATAAATGAATCTGGATTTAATTCCGGAATTTCCAAACTTGGTGGAATAGCCAAGAAAGGTGCAGGAGTGGCAGTTGCTGCGGTTGGTGCTGTGACGGCTGCGCTTGGAGCTGGTGTTGTAGCCGGAGTAAAATACAATGCATCCATAGAGTCTTACCAGACATCATTTGAGGTTATGACTGGATCCGCGGAAAAAGCAGCGGAAGTAATCGACAAATTGAAGAAAGTAGGAGCGGAAACGCCGTTTGAACTTCAGGATTTAGCAGATACTACACAGCTGTTGATGAATTATGGTTTTAGTGCAGACGAAGCCATGGACAAAATGATGATGCTTGGTGATATCTCGCAAGGCTCAGCTGATAAGATGTCCAGAATTGCCACTGCTTACGGACAGATGTCATCCGCCGGAAAAGTGTCTCTGGAAGATGTCAAGCAGATGATTGAAGCTGGATTTAACCCATTGCAGGAGATTTCTGAGAGTACAGGGGAGTCAATGGCATCCTTGTATGACAGGATCAGCAAAGGGACAATCTCTGTGGATGAGATTACCGCCTCCATGCAGAGAGCAACATCTGAGGGTGGAAAGTATTTCCAGAGCATGGAAAAGCAGAGTCAGACGTTTAGCGGTCTGATCTCCACATTAAAGGACAACGCACAACAGCTTTTAGGTGAAATTGTTAAGCCTATATCTGATGGACTGACGGAATCGTTATTACCAGCGGCGATCAGTGCGATTGAGCAGCTTACGCAAGGATTTGAGGAAAATGGCGTTTCCGGTATGATTCAGGCTGCCGGAAACATTGTAAATGGATTGTTTACCGGAATAATGGAAAATGCTCCATTGCTTATTTCTACCGGAATGGAGCTTCTGAACCAGTTTTGGCTTGGAATTGCAACAGGGCTTCCAGAATTGATTATGAAAGGGTTTGAGATTGTAACGCAGTTAGCTCTTGGAATCATGCAGAATTTGCCGCAGTTGGTTACCCAGGGTTCCGCAGCTATTACAAATTATGTAAGTGGACTCTTATCAGCGCTTCCATCCGTGTTACAATCCGGTGTCCAGATGATTTTACGCCTTGTGGATGGAATCATAAACAATCTGCCGGCTATCGTAGCAGCTGCAGCTCAGGCGATAGCACGTTTTGTAGCAAGCATCGCAAGTAATCTTCCGCAGATTTTATCCACTGGTATTAAAATTATCGGAGAGTTAGCTTCTGGTTTGATTAGAGCAATACCAAACTTGGTTGGGAAAATACCGCAGATCATCTCTGCGATAAAAGACGCTTTTTTGAGTGTAGATTGGATCAGCGTTGGAGTTAACATCATAAAGGGAATTGCATCCGGTGTCGCTTCTGCAGCCGGACAGCTAGTAGATGCCGCTGTGAGCGCTGCTACAGATGCCTTGAATTGGGTTAAAAGCAAACTTGGGATCCATTCCCCATCCCGTGTATTTAGGGATCAGGTCGGGAAAAACATGGCTCTCGGTATAGGGGTTGGATTCGAGGATAATATCCCATACAAAGACATGGAAAAACAGGCAAACAAGATGGTGTCCCGGATACAGGGAGCTGCTCTTGGTGTTACAACGTCTGCAAGCCCGACAGCAAGTGGATATGTCGCTTCCAGATCAGCGGTCAGAACGACAGATAATAGTGAGCTGATCTACGCGGTGGATCGATTATCCAGACTCGCAAACCGGCCGCTTGAAATTATCAATAAAATAGATTCCGTAGAGACATCCAGAGTACTTGCAACGCCAATGGAAAAACAAATAGAAAAGAATTCGAGTTTTCGGAAGATGTTAGGAGGGGATAGAGATTGAGTTTATCTGTAAAATTCAACGATCAGGAACTCGGGCGATACTTGAGTGTATTGTCCGGGTTTTCTCCGTTTAGCGGAGTAAATAGAGAGACAGAACTTCTTGACGGAGCAGAAAGTGCAAAAGGAGAGGATTTTGGCTATATAACATATAAATCAAAGACACTTGAAATGCCATTTGAAATTAAAGGCGATATTTTAGAAAGTTATGATGCGATTCAGAAGGTCCTAAACGTCACAGAGCCGAAAAGGCTTGTGTTTGGGAATTATCCGGATCGCTATTTTTATGCTGTCCCTGACGGTAATTTTGATATAACACAGGTTGCAATGTTTGGGAAAGGCACGATCACATGGCTCATCCAGACGGGGTAGCATACTCCACTACAGAATTTGCATTTGACGGAGTGCAAGAAGATGGATACCAGACAATTACCATCCAAAACAACGGTACCGAGTGGACGGATGTGGACTATGAGATTACCCACAAGCACGAGAACGGCTTTATTGGATTGGTCAGCCAGTATGGAGTAATTCAGCTTGGGAAACAAGAAGAAGCGGACGGAGAGAACTACGAAGCGTCCGAAGAACTGTTTAACGGTTACAGTCTGTTTCAAGACGATCACGGTACCTCTTATCAGAACCCAGAAAACACCACACAGGGAACGCTCGAAGTCAAGAATGTTGCCGGATATAACGTCATGGCATTAAAAGGTGGACAGGCAACATCCGGGTACTGGAACGGCGGAATGAGAACACTTACTATCCCGGTGGACAGCGAGGGCAGACGTGGAGCGAAGAACTTTACTGTTACACCCAGCACTGGTTCGAAACCGGCTTGATGGGGCAGACAGGAGCACAGACCATTGCATTCCTGACTGGAGATAACAAGGTGATATGCGCCATGTCTATTAACAAGAGTGATACGGTTGGTAATACGGCTCGTATCGAGTGGTTTGCTCCCGGAAACACCTTAATCAGACGAGAAGAGTTCCAGCCGACAGCCTACGAGGCAATCCGTTTAATCTTAAAATGGGATGCCACAACGACTTTCTAAAAGAGGGCGAAAAGCTGCGGATTTTTTGGTGTGGGACCTACATGGAGCGAAATATACCGGAGATCAAAGACATGGAATGTGAAAAAATCCAGATTTGGATCGGGCAGTGGGGAAGTAGAGATCTTGGAAATCAGCTGGTCACACACAATTATTTAAAAAGTATCTGGTTCCGCAAAGATAACGTGGAAAAATACAGAGATGTGCCGAACCGGTATCGTGCCGGTGACGTGGTGACTATAGACGGAGAGAGTACAAAGGTCTATGTTAACGGGATGCCGGCAAAAAGAGATGAGATTGACGGATCTAATTATCCAAAAGTTCCGCCCGGAACAACGGAAGTACAGTTCTGCTACTCTTCTTTCTCTGCTCCGCCGCCACAGATTAAAGCAAAAATACGGGAGGTTTACTTGTAATGGACAGTATTAGAATTGCAATTTTAAGTGCAAATAACACGCCTATAGCATTTATGGATAATGCACACAAAAAGTCTATGCACTACTGGGGTGATGAGCTACGCGAATACTTACATGGAGCAGCGAATACCTATACTTTTACGGTAAACGCCAAACATCCAGACGCAGAACATGTTGCAGTTGGAAACAAGGTAGCATTTACACACAAGGGTAAATCTTACTACTTAAATATTGTAAATACCGACCAGACGGAGAAGACAATTACTGCCACAGCATGGTCACTGTCGTTTGAGCTTATCAACGAGGATGCAGGGGAATACAAAGCCGGAAAAGCAATGAGCTTTGAAGAGTACCTTGCCGTTTTTGACGCGGAGAGGACACTAAAATTGGGGCTAAATGAGGTATCGGACAAACGGATCACCAACGAATGGACAGGTACAACGTCCGTATTAAAGAGATTATTCTCCCTGGCTAATGTCTTTTCTGCGGAGATCGAATTTGAGACAGTACTGAACAGAGACTACTCTTTAAAAGAGATTGTCCTAAATGTATATCGGAAACACTCCGATACAGACAGCGGAGTCGGAGAATACCGGAATGACATTGTACTGCGGTACGGGAAAGGAATTACCGGAATTCGAAAAACCACAGATGCGAGAAGCTTTACACCTGCATCCAGCCGACCGGAAAGGACGGTCTGACAATCAATGGTCTTGACAAGAAAGAATACGATGAAAACGGCAATATCGAGTACTTTACAGACGGTGCGATCATCCGCGCACCACAGGCAAGGGACCGGTTCCCATCCAACATCGTAAATAAGGCTGATGCTTATATCCTGATGCGTAAAGAGTACGATACAGACAGCAAGGACAAGCTGTACAGCATGGCATTATCTGACCTCAAGACCGCATCCGAGCCAGTAGTAACCTACGAGGTGGACGGATATTTTGACACCAACATCGGGGATACGGTAAGGATGCAGGATCAGGAGTGGACACCAGTCCTTTATCTACAGGCAAGAGTATCAGAACAGATCAGGAGTCTTACCAATCCAAAAACTGCAAAGACGGTATTTACAAACTACAAAGAGCTTACATCCGAAATATCCGACGATCTCATCAAAAGGATGCAGGACTTGATTTCAAAAAATAAAGTCTACACCTGTTCCATCTCTACAAACAACGGCATTATCTTTAAAAACGGCATCGGCAGCACTACACTGACTGCCTACGCTTACAACAACGGTGTGGATGTGTCTGGAAATCTGGAAATCCGGTGGAGTAAAGATGGGACAGAGTTTTATGTAGGTAGGAGCGTGACAGTAAATGCAGAGGATGTGGATACCAAGGCGGTGTACTCTTTCGTGGCAACTGAAAATGGAATCCGGCGTGGATATTATGAGGTAACAATCACCAAGGTGGACGATGGAGCACCAGGAGAACCGGGAAAAAACGGAGATGACGGAAAAGACGGCGTAGGAATCGAGAGTGTGACCAAGTATTATCTGGCATCCGAAAAAAGCACAGGAATCACGGTATCCTCTCCGGGATGGACGGACACGAAGCAAGACATGACCGAAACCAAGAAAAACCTATGGAGCTACGACCTTATCCGGTACACCAATAGCACGGAAACCAAGACCACACCTGTGATTATCGGTGTACGTGGAGACAACGGAGAGACAGGGGATAGTGGAATTATCATATCTCCCACACCCCCGGAAAATCCAAAAGTTGGACAGCTCTGGCAGACAGCAAGTGGAGAGCCGATTAAAAGATGGGATGGAAGTAAATGGGTGATCTATTACATTTCTGTAGAAAATCTGAATGTAGAGACGCTAAGTGCGATTGCCGCAAACCTCGGAACTGTAACCGCTGGACTTATTAAGGATAAGAATGGAACAATGCTTATCGATGTTACATCCGGAAAGATTATTAGCAAGAAAATCGTGCAAGGAGCAGTGGAAAATGTTGCGTCATTGAGTAATGCGTATTTGGCTTTCTCTGGTAAGGCTCCGACAACAGATCGAGCTACTATGAGCGTGAACTTGCAAAACATCATGTTTACAAATGAAAATACGAGAAAAGCAACGACAATCCAGTTTGAGGATGAAATGATATATGCAAGAAATTCTGTATCCCCACGTATAAGCATATATGCGTATCGCAATTACGACTCCGGCACCGTGAAAGGTCCATATACAAGCACAAACTCCGCTAATAACATCCGTGTGGAACTAAAAAGAAGAGGATGTATGGTAACATGCAAGATCACAATGATTGCACAATTTCCGGGAAGTGGCGAATACGGGCCATTCAACGAAGTGAAAATTCCAGTAGATATCGACCGGTTATGGATTTCTTTGCTCCCTATAGTGAAGTTTCAGGACCTAACATATTTGGAACGGGAAGATACGGCATAGGAAAAGATGGGGGGATCAAGATTTATGTGGAGAATGCCGCATTTACAGAACGTCACGCAACGTTCACGTGGATTACAGATGATTGATTAAAGGAGCGAATATGGAGATTAGAGCAAGACCGTAATGGTCTTATTTTTATACTTAAAACCAGAAAGGAAAGTGAGGATATGAAGAAAATGGAACAGTTGGCAAATGTAAAAGCGTTTTTATGCATGGTGTTTGGAGCTATTGTTGGAGGATTTGTAAACCTGATCGGAGGATGGTCCGAGGACTTGACTACATTACTTATTTTTATGGGTGTAGACTTTGTTCTTGGATTGCTGATTGCCGCCTTTTGGAAAAAGAGCAACAAGTCGGAAAACGGGGCACTGAGTAGCTACTCAGCATGGAAAGGTCTGTGCAGAAAAGGGGTATCTCTACTGATCGTACTTATTGCATATCGGCTGGATGTCACTCTCGGCGTAGACTATATCCGCACAGCCGTAGTACTGGCATTTATAGCAAATGAGGGTATCTCGATTTTGGAAAATGTTGGAATTATGGGTGTGAAATATCCGGAAGCGTTAAAAAAAGCACTGGATGTTTTAACAAATAAATCACAGGAGCAGGAGGGCGAGTAATCGTCCTCTTTTATCGCACGGTAGGAGGTGAGAACATGAGCGAACAGAACGAATTTGGCAGAGTATCCGCAGAGGAACTGGAAAAAGCATTTGAAACAGAAGAGCAGGAGGAAGAGAAAGAATGAAAATTGGCTTAAGGGGAGGGCATTCCCCAAATTGTAAAGGTGCAATAGGTCTGATCGATGAGCAGGCAGAAGTGCGGAAAATCTACAATGAGCTTGCACCAATGTTGCAGCTGTCGGTCATACTGTGGTTGATTGTAATTCCAACGCATCCAATGTGTCTGGTGAGCTGTCTGACGGCACAAATAAGGCGAATAGTGCGGGGTGCGATATCTATGTCACCTTGCACATGAATGCGGCAGGAGCGGCGTCAGCGGGCGGCACAGAGGTGTGGTTATACGATGCATCTAACCAGACAATGAACACGATCGCAAGCAATATCTGCCAGAATTTCGCAAATAAAGGATTTGCTAACCGTGGTGTAAAGTACAGTTCGGGATACCATGATCTGAATGTATCTAATATGCCTGGCATGATCGTGGAGACATTATTCTGCACTGGCACAGGTGATGTGGCCAGATATCGAAATTTAGGTACAAAAGGAATTGCGGAGCTGATTGCAAAGGCGATTGACAGTAGAGCGTCTGCATGCAGCGAACAAAAAAATAACCAGAATACAGGAATCGAACAGGAAGGAGAAGAAGAGATGAAATGTTTATTTACAGTAGAGGGAAAAGGTGCAGTGTATTATTTTGACGGTCAAAAAGTAATAACATTGGGTCATCCAGACGAATTAAAAATCATCCAGAAGATTTACAAGGACAACAATGGTAAGGACATTCCGTGTTACAAGTGGAGTCCTAAAGCGCCATGGTATGCAAGGCTCATGTCGGTAATTTACAGTAAAGAGACCACATCTATTTAATAAAAATCCCCTCGGAGAT